GCTACACCCTTCATCATAAATTCTCTAAACTTTTTATCATTGGCTGACTTATTCTCCCATAAACACGGATACCCCATGTCAACAGGACCTCCGCATATCACACCATCTATATGACCTTTAATCTCCCCGTCTGCGATAGAAAAGCCAAATTGTTCGCCTTTTTTGTCTTCTGTACGCAAATCAAAGTTAGCATTTTTTAACCAGAGTGCAACTGAATCTTCAATTTCATGTCCAAACTGAAATATTCTCAAGGTATTTGCGGTAAAATCACGACCCTCATCAGACTCAGTTCCTAAGTACCTGTACTGTATTTTTCTGGAACATGATTCGCCAAGAGACGATCCACCAAGATAAGTTCTTTTTTTACGTTTGCTATTTTCAGCTAAGATTGCTTCGTCAAGAGATGCTGAAATACTTTCTGTTATGTCTTTAGAAGGGAGCAATATCGTCTCCTTTCCATGATTTATCTGAGTATTGAAAGTGGATACGAGCAATATATTCTCCATCATACAAATCGTCTACATTAGCTGAAAGCTGTATGTTAGATACTATACCAATAACTTCGTCTTCTGACAAATCAGATAGTTTTTTATCCCAGCCTATTTGTTCGCAAATACGACCAAAAATCTTTAGTGGATGGTTGTCTGACATTCTTCATTCTCCTCAACTTGAAATTGCACATCTATTTTAGTTCCAAAATAATAAATTACGGCTGATCCACCAATAACATCATCATCATCTTCACAAGTGTCCAATATAGCATCGTGGACGCAATCTATTAGCTCTTGTTGGTCGCAGTCCATATCCACAGGAACAAAAAGTTTACCTTTTTTTTCTCTATAGTCTTCTTCATAGAAGATTGTATAATCAACTCTGATGCTTGCCATCCATAGCCTCCATTGCTAAAGCAGAGTATCCAATAATATCAATCATGCTGTCTTCATGCTTTGGAGTGTGTGTTAATCTTACGCATTTAACAGCAATCATACATCGATAAACGTCATGCACAGACACTTCTTTCTTTAACAAAACAGACCACATTTTAGCTATGCTCTCATGAGTTTGATAAGCGTCTCCATAATCTTTAGCTCGGTCTCCTGTTATTAATTGTTCGGCTTTTTTTAGTGCTTGTTTACGCTTCATCCTTTTCTCCTATTGTTATAATCTTTTCGTCTATCTGTTGTTTGTTCCATACATAGTTTAACCAACAAGCCGCTCGATATTTATTCCAACTGAAATCAACAGCTTTAACTGAAACACCAAAACGATTTAAGGCTTGTGATTGTTTAGGGGTTACAGCTTCATTCAGCCACCTCTTGCCCTTCTTAGCGGCATCACTGTCTTCAATCTCTCTTAGAAAGTCATCAGCCGATGCAATGGCTTGTTCTTTAGTACCAACACTAACCACCCTCAACTTGCCTCCAGTTCGTTTTACAACAGCTACAGATATGTCATCTAAGTGTGCGACCATACCAAACCCATTAAAGCCACTAGCGGACATGCAACGACCATTATTAAAGAGATCAATCCAACGAAAAGGCGATCTATCCATAAGATCAACTTCTGTCATAACAAAGTCTTCTAATGCTTCTTTGCCTTCCGCTCCAAATTCATGTCCACATATCGCACACTCACGAGATGACAATGGCACTTCTGACTGACAACTAGGGCATATTTTAACAGGAGCTTCTCCTGATCTTTGAGCTTCAGCTCCTTCAAGATTTACACCTTCATCTAACGATCCGTGTGTAAGTACACTAGTTCCAAAATCTAAAACCACACAATCTTTCTTAATAACATTTGGATGTTCTTCTGGATCTATTGTTCGGAGTCCACGACCAATCATCTGAACCATTGTGGATTTGTACGAACATGGCCTTGTTAAAACAATACAACTGACAGGTGGCGCATCAAAACCTTCTGTAAGAACAGCTACATTCACAACAACTTGAACATCACCATGCTCTAAATCATGTAGTATTTTCTGTCTTTCATCACTCGGAGTTTCTCCTGTAACAAGTTCAGCTCTTACATTTGATCTACGATACTCGTCACAAACGTCTTGTGCATGGACAACTGTAGAACAAAACACAACTGTTTTTCTATCGCCAGCCTTGTCTTTCCATTCATCTATAACTTTTTCATTGATGGCTCGCTTGTTCATAATCCTTTCAACTTCGCCCATATCAAAGTCAGATATGCTTTTACGAACATTTTGCAAGTCTTCTGTAACACCTACATCAATAACAAATGTCTTTGGTGGCACAAGAAATCCTTCACGGATTAGTGTTCCTATTTCTATCTGATGCGAACAATTATTGAATACGGTCTTTAAACCTTTTTTATCTCCACGATTAGGAGTCGCTGTAAAACCAACTATCTCTACAGAATTGTTCGCTTCTTTGACCCTGTTAATAATTCTTTGATAGGTTTCGGCTATGGCATGATGGCTCTCATCAATCACAACCATGTCAAATTTACACATATTATCTAAATTGTTCGGTCTTGAAAGCGTCTGCACCATACTAAATATAGATTGTCCAGACCAATCCTTTTCTGATCCGTCAACTATACTTGTGGATATGTTTGGATTCACACGAGAAAACTTATCTGCATTCTGTCTGACAAGTTCGTCTCTATGTTGAATAACTAATACTTTGTTGTTCTTTTTATATCGTTTGCCTATTAAAGCGGACAACATAATAGTTTTACCCGCTCCTGTTGGAGCAACAACAATAGTGTTTTTATGTTTATCAAGAGCGATAGACGCATCGTCTACAGCTACTTGTTGGTATGGTCTAAGTATCATAGTTCCCTCATTGCTAGATGATGAAATGGGTAGCTTTACGGCAGTCGTGCTACCCAAACGACTTCTAGCAGACGAAGGTCATCTTGCCGCTAGATATTCGTAAACCCTATATTAAGCCCAAGAAGGCTTAACACCAGAATGTTGCTGTTGCCCTTGTGGTTGAATAGGAGAAGATGGCTGTGATGGTGCTTGTGCTTGCGGAGCATTGCCCCCACCAATATAACCTTCTTGATTAACCGTAACAGGTGACAACATTTTATTTTTGTCATCATAACCGTTAGTACCTTTTTCAACTGCAACTTTGATACAGAACTCCATACCATTTAAGGCTTCTAATCCAGATATTTGTCTTTTAGTATTAGCTTCTGGAGACATATCTGAAGGAGCTAATCCTTTTGCACTATCAACAATTTTTCGTAAACTTTGCAAACCTATTTCTCTGGACATAGAAACACCACTTGGGTTCTTTTTATCGCCATCAAAAAATATGTTATGCCAAACTTTACGTTTGTCAAACTGACCACCAATGATATTAAATTCACATTCAATCCATTTAGCTGACGTAGTAGCTGACTGTCTAAAAATAGAATCACTAGCCAGATCTGGGATAGAAACACCATCCATTTGTGGTTTAATGTGCATGATTACACGAGCAATAGTTCCGTGTGGAATTAAAGCGAAGTCGTTACCCTCGTCTGGGGTTATTTGATTTAAGTCAAGCATTATTGATTTCTCCTTCTTTGCTAGATTGTTCAGATGGATTTACAAAAGTCAAAGGTCTCTCTGACTGAATCTTTCCACCACTCATTTTAGTCAGCAGTTTACCTAAGTGTGGCTCTTCCAATACATCGAGTCTGCCCGATCTATCTTTTGCTGGATAACCCCACTCATTTAACGTCTGACATACAAAGGCACGATATGTGCCTGTACTCTCGTCTCCTGTCATGACTGCCATTGTGATAACTTCATCAACAATTCCTGGCAATTCACGACCTGTCTTTGAACCTTCTATTTGTAACTCAAATAGTTTACGTCCATATTCATCAACTTTCTCGTCAAGAATGCCTACAAAGATAACATTCTTTTCACGGATATGCTGTAAGTGTGTGAGCCAATTCATCATCTCACGACCTTGCATCCCATACACTGAACGAGTATCAACAGTTCCATTTCTAGTTCGGTTTTCGGCTTGACCCATACAATGTTGGAAACATAGTCTACCTGCCACAGTTATACTGTCAACAAATATAGTTTCATATTTTTTCATCATTTCGGAAGGGTCGCCATACTCTTGCACAACATGATCGTAATGCACTTGGCTATAGGCTTGGTCGTCAGTTAATGATGGATTACCTCCACCTAAAAAACATGCAAAGTCACGACATTCAGACCATGTCTTAGGACGGATAACATCGATTGGCCATCCTTCGATAGCCGCATCACCCGCCTCTAAGTCCATGAATAATGTAGTGTCTGCATCTAAAGTCCGAGCAAGAGTGGTTTTACCCACTCCACTCTGACCACACACAACGATCTTGTGACCTTTTTTCTCAGCCATTCGCTGTTCTGCTGTAATTATATTTAAAGTCATTATTCCACTTCCTCCAATTTAAAAGTTAATCCTGCTAATTCCACAGTTCTATGTGGTTCTAATTTAGCTTTGATAGCTGGAGGAGCAGAAGTATACTTTCTTTCCTCTATAGTAACACTTATTTTACCATAATGCCTTGCATCCTGTTGATCCATAGTATCAAGAGCTGTCATCAAACCAACTTGATCCCACTCAACTTTCTTTCTAAATGTAGCATTAAGTTTTATATTATTTGTAACCATAATACTAGTAGAACCAAAGTCCTTACCTTGTTCTCGTAATCTATTACGAGCAATATTACCAAACCTTTGCTCAAATGCTTCGTTGATAATCTTTAGTTCTTGTTTGTCAGTCTCTATTTTTTTCTCAAGAGACTTACGAAAATTAATAAGTTCTACCTCACTAATCTCAAAATAGTCTGTAAATTCTGCCATGATTGACCTCCTTTTTTATTTACACTAGAAACTTATATATAGCACTAGTTACAACAAAGTCAATACCTGTTCTATCATTTATTTTTAAAAGAGAGCAAAACATCTATGCCATGGATGGCTAACATGAGTTTTTTCTTTAGCCTAAACTCTGGTGTGACAACGCCTTTAGCGTCTTCCACAATAAATCTTGATAGTCCATCTTCGTCTAATAATAAATATGTATAATCAGCAATGTATTTACATATTTTATGTCCATTAATTTCTAATAAATAGGTTACTTGTCTATCTAATTGGTCAACAACACCAGCTCGTTCCATAGCTTTTAACTGACCCCAACGCTCCGCTTCCCACCTAGAATCAAACTTTAATCCCATTGCAACTGTCTTTTTTGCAAAATACTTGTTGGGTTTCCCAACTTTTCTGGGTATAATTCGTTTATTATTAGAATACATAGGAGTTACTATAATGGCAGATCCAACAAAATTCAAGTCAATTGGGATAGATACTGATACTTATCATAAACTAAAACGTATTTGTGATGATGAAAGACGTAATATTCGTCAACAAATTTCTATCTGGGTGGATAAAGATTATGAAGAAAGATTTAAGGACGATAATAAAGTAACTCGTTTAGGTTTAGGTACGCTTAGTAATTAAGCGACCTGTTCTTTAACGCCAATAGCTTCCATTCGTTTTATTAAACGATTGGCTCTATTGGTTACTTGTTTGTGCCATCTTGAGTCTTCCATCTGAGTTGCAGCTTCCAACCAATCTTCGTTAGCTATAGCTTCATTCATTTTTTTAAATTTGGATAATCTTGGTCTACCCATATTAAACATCATATTGCATAAGATCAATTGCACATCTTCAGGTAAATCATCAAAGTTATCAAATAACTTTTTGCATTCTTCTACTGTGCCGTGAACATCAGTTTGAAAACAATTATTAACTCTATCTTCTGATACTGGTGTGCCTACTGGCTTTTCGTATTCTTCATCCCATTCAGTAATAAGATGTCCTATACCATGCGTAGGCAAGCCTAAATGATCTAAATATATTTCGTACTTACATCCTTCGTCTTCTTTGAGTTCTTCTCTTAGTTGTTCTATATTCATTGTTGAAATAATTCTCCATATTGTTCTTTATTTACACTTAAAGGAGATAGTGTATTTCTTCTTCTAGCTATTGCTTGATCTTTAGGATTAATACCTAAAGCAGCACCAACTCCAGGTTGTGTTATGTCTATACCACCAATAGATGTATTTGAAGCTGGTGGTTGAATACTTTTTATACTATTTTGCATATTATTTGTTAGTTGAGATGTTACATTATTGATGCCAGAATTTTTTGCTACAGCTTGCAATTGTTTTTTAGTATCAGATATACCTTCTTCTATTAACCCTGATGCAGTTTGAGGCAATGCACTACTAAAAGCATCTGATACTGCTTCTAAAAACAATCTTTGTTGTTGTGGTGTTGGGTCTTTGCCATCAAGTTTTTTTGCTGCGTCTGATATTTGTTTAATAGCTTTTTTACCTGTAAACAATTGTCCAACTGCAAACATCTTAGCTATTCTTCCAACATTATTAAATACGTTAGCTAATATACCTGCGGCAACTAAATCTCCTTTTGGTATATTAGAAGATATTTTATTAAGTATTTGACCAAACTCTCTTATATTTTCTGCTGTTCCTGCTGTCACACCTTCGTTTGGAAATATAACATCTAATTTTTTGTTCTTATCTTGTTTTAAAATGTTTGTTGCTAATTTTTTCATAGAGTCTGCATTAGTAGCAGCTCCAACACCATCAACCATATTCTCAACAAAGAAGCCTCTTATTGTTTTAAGTTCTTCTGGACTATCTTTAAAATAATTCATAATAGCTCTTATATCGCCACGAGTAACTCCAGATGCAGCAACGGCATCTGCTGCTTCTATTGGATCTAATTTGTTTTGTCTAATTTTAGAAAAAACATTAGCGTTTCTAAGATTTGATGCTTGTTCAGCAATTTCTACAGCGCTTCTTAGTGAATTAACTACACCATCACCTAAATTAGCATCAATAGCTTTTTGTATTAAATCATCATCTAATTGAGTTATTTTTAAATTTTCAAATCTAGTTCCTAATGTTTTTAATTGATTGTATTTAGCTATACCAAATAACTCTACACCTGTTTCACCTAACTCATCTAATGATTTTATAAATTCATCGGGTTTAAATTTAGTAGGATCAATTGAATCAAAACCACTTCTTGATATAGAGCCTTTTAACCATTCTTTACCAATTTGGTCTTTAACACCATTGTAAGCTACGTCATCATTTAAAGCTGTTTTGAAGTTTTTTAATCCAGTGGCTTTGCCACCATTGCCAATTAATTTACTAGCGATACCTGTTATATCAGATGGCCTTGTTAATTTAAAATCAGCTCCACGCATTTTTTCTACTAATTCTTTAGTGGATATACTTGCTGATATATTGTCATATAGTTTTGCACCTTCTCTAAATTGTTGTCTTGCTCCTGGCAACAATTCTGATGCTATTCTTATTTTAGAAAAAGCACCCTCACCTAATTCTTTAGTTATTTCTTTTGTAAGAGAGTCAATATTAGATGTTAGCAACATATTGTTAAGTTTAATTGTTGCATCCTTCCATACCTCAGTAAGATTCATTGACCCATCTATTAATTCTTTTTGTGCTAATTCATCAGGCGTTTTAGGAGCGTTTCTTGTATCCCATAATTTTCTTCTTAATTGATAAATATCTGTAAAACTTGCTTTGTCTCCCAATGCCCTTAAATCAGCAACGAGATCCATACCAAGTTGACCTTCTGCTCTGGATAAATTGCCACCAGCAAGTGATGCAAATTTTGTTTCTGCGACATCGGCCACATCTTTAAGGATAGATGTTGGAAGTATTTTACCAGTTCCAATTGAAGTTTCTATTACTTCATTAATTGTTGCCCATTGTTGACTCATATTTAATTCATGGTTTTTAAATGAATTTTGAACAAAATTAAATAAATCATCATCTAAAGTTTTACTTGTTTGCAAACTTCCAGTTACAGCATCAGCAGATTCTTTTATTGCATTCATTATAGATTGTGATGCTGCTACTTGTTTCTTAGCTAACTCTTTTCCGAATGCTGATTCAAAATCAATAAACAATTGCCCTGCTGATTTATTACTTCCTTCTTCAGCACCTTCTTTAATAAATTTATTTAAAGCAGCCATTTCAGTTTGCATAGCTACGGCTATCTTTTGTGTACGAGGTGATGTGCCAATTACACTTTCTGATAATTGTTCAAACTTAGCAGCTATAGGACTCATTTTTAATTGTGCTTTTGTAGGTTGTAAGCCTCTTTCTATAGCTTTTCCAGTAATCCTTAGTTCTTCTTCACTTGCTTCTTTAATAAATTTTTTACCAGATGGTGCTATTGCTTTAAATGCTAATATAGGTAAACCGAACAATAGTTCGCCTCCAGCAGCAAAACTTCCTTCAACAAGTGCGTCTGTTGCTATATCACTTGCTGTTTGTTCTGAAACTCCAAAAAGACCTTCTCCTGCTTCTTCTACTAATGAACCAGCTCCACCACCAATAAAAGCACCAATAGCTCCACCTAATAACGTACCTATTCCTGGTGCTATGGCAGAACCAATAGCAGCACCTTTAACAGCTCCAGTAACACCAAAACCTAATTCTGGTAACATACCAGCAAGGTCTGAAAAATCATTTCTACTAAAACCTTCTTCATCAATTAATATATTTTTGTCTGTTTGAACACCAACCTTACTTGCTCCGCTTGGAGTCAAAGCAAGTCTACCTCTGTTATCTCTTGTGTAATCTGATGAACTAAAACCTTGTGCATTTAATATATTATCTTCTTCTGCTGCGTTTTCTGCTACAGATAATGCAGATCTTAACCCAGCATCTTGTATTCCAGATTCTGTATCAAAGTTTTGCTCGATTTGTTGAGCTTGATCTTGTTGTCCAGAACCCTTAGTTTCATTTAATAAATCTTCAAAAGTTTCATTTGTTTTATCAGGTGCAGAAAAGAATTGATTACGAATTGCATCAGACTCTTGTTGAGTTGGAGTATCGCCTTCTATTTCAACTTTAACTACGCCTTGTGGAGTTTCAACATCAATAATTGCCATTATGTGTTACCTTGAACATTAAAT